GCATCCTCCATGCCAAAGAGGGGAGAGGGAATGATAGATGTTAGCAGGTTGCTATGTTATACCCCCCCTTTGCCCAAATTGAAGATGCTCGTCTTGAATTGAAAGACATCCCATCTAACTAGGCCAGTTTTCAGGGGACCACGGGTACCCATACAGTAACCTTTACCCTTGGCCCGATACCTTGCGAACAAGGGCATAGGAATGCCCGGCAGATGGGAGGCGGGTAGGTTCCAAAGGGTTCCGAAAGGAGAGGGTAAAATGTCCAGACGCGGGAGGAGGTGTACAAAAGTCGAAGCCGTCTCCCGTGGCCTGTCGTCCCGGCACGATGCGATTTTGGACTTGAAGCTTTCAAAGCCTTGGCTCACCCAAAACGAGATTGCTTTCGAACTCGGGTTTACCCCGGCCTGGGTTTCGACCGTTGTGAATTCGACAGCCTTCCGGGCGACCTACGCGGAGCGGTATCAGGAGGTTTTCGACAAGGTCGTGGTTCCGATGCGGGACAAGCTTGCGGGAACCGCTTCCCTCGCCATGGAGCGGGTAAACGAGACCCTTAGCGAACCTGAATGCGACCCGGGCTATGCGCTTGACGCGATGGATAAGACCTTGAAGGCCATGGGCTTTGGTAAGGGGCCTAGAAACGTTAGCGGAACCAATGTGCAGGTCAATAACTATGGGGTTGACCCGGATACCTTAAAAGCTGCGCGGGAACGCATCGCGAATCGGAATGGGCAGGCGGAACCAGGGCCAGCGCCAGAACCAGCGCCCGATGTTGTGGTGGAAATTTCATGACCACAGACGAAGCCATCCCGCGTAGCGGGGAACCACTCTAGTGAGTATCCCGAACCTTTTAGTGGAACCCCCGGGGGAACCTATTGGAGACCCCCGGCCTCCCGCCTCGCTTTCCCGGGACGAACTGGTCTCTCTGGCTGCCGCGGATTCCGAATTCTATTGCCGCTACTTTTTTCCCCATCTGTTCACCCAGGCGTCGCCCGAAATGCATGCGGAAATCTGGGATGCGCTCGAAAATCCAGCCTTCCGTCTTCTCGCCCTGAAGTGTTTTCGGGGCAGTGCCAAGACCACCCTTATCCGGGCCTTCGCTTCCAAACGCATTGCCTATGCAATTTCCCGCACAGTCCTTTTCGTTTCCGCGGGGCAAAAGCATTCCATTGCCTCGCTCGACTGGCTCAAGATGGAGATTGAACACAATACCCTGTGGGCCCAAACCTTTGGTCTGGAACCCTCTACCCCCTGGACAGGCGAAGACATCAAAATCTGGCACGCAATCGAAAAGTGCCATATCCGGGTCATTGCTCTTGGCATGACCGCTCAGCTTCGTGGCTTCAACTTCATGGGCCATCGCCCCGATCTAATTCTCCCTGATGACCCGGGCGGGGACGAAAATATGGGGAACCTTGAGCAAATTGAAAAAAACACGGACCTTTTCTATGCTGCTCTGGTCCCCTCCCTTGCACCCGAAAGCGAGGTTCCAAGCGCCAAACTGGTCCTGGCCCAAACCCCCATTGGCCCAGACGACCTAATCGAGCGCGCTTGTAAATCCCGAGTTTGGCACTCCCTCGCTTTCGGATGCTTTGATGAAGCCGGCGAAAGCCGTTGGCCTGCCCGATGGTCTACCGAAGTCCTTAAGGAAATGAAGCAATCCTACGCAGACCTTAATAAAATGAGTGTCTGGATGCGGGAATACGAATGCGTTATTTCCTCCCCCGAAACCACACGGTTCCGTGAATCCTGGCTCCGCTATTACCAAACCCCGCCCACCGAGGGGCGCACCTACATTGCAATCGATCCGGCAACCCCGGACCCGGGCCTGTCCCTAAACAGTCGCAAGATGAAGGCGCGTGATTTCCAGGCGTTGGCGGTTATTCGTTTTTGGTGTGGAAACCATTACCTTCTTGACTATGACCAAGCCAAAGGCGAAGCCCCGGACGAATTCATTGCCAAGGTATTCACAAAGGTCCGGCAATGGAATGCCCAGGCCATAGGGGTCGAAACTATTGCCTATCAGAAGACCTTGAAGTGGCTCCTTGAAAAAGCCATGGAGAAGCATCGTCTCTTTGTGCCCGTCTTTGGTCTCGAAGACCGCCGCCGGAAAGGGGACCGAATCACCCAAACCATTGGCGAAGCCGCCTCCAGTGGGCACTTGTTTGTCCACAAAGATCAGGTAGATTTCATTTCAAACTTTGTGGCCTATCCGAACGTAAAACACGACGATCTCCTTGATGCTGTAAGTATGGCCATTTTCGGAGCTGGCCGCTATAGCAATGCCGAAGGCCCTGCAAAGTCCCTTAACCAACTTGCCCGTGAACTCGTGGGCACTGGAAACTGGCGAACCTGTCCATGAGTCAACTTGAAATTAAATTCGGCTCACCCCTGCACAAGCGTGTGGTCGAAGGCGTGGTCGCGCGAAAGCGCCTTGCCCGCAACCGATACGCGGATCGCTACACGGCCTGGGAGAAGGACGAAGAAACCGCGATTGCATACATTAAGGAAAGTTCAGCCGATGCCGCAAGGCGGTCCCTCCGTGATGGCAAGGGCATTCCCCAGTATACTACCTTGGTTGTCCCCTTTTCCCAGGCCATTTACCTCGCAGCACTCACGTATTGGACTTCAGTTTTCCTTGGCCGCCAACCCATTTTCCAATACACCTCTCGCCAGGGCCAGGGCCAGGACGCGGTGCTTGGTCTTGAGGCCCTGATTGACTACCAAATCAATGTAGGCGGAGGCCAAGTTCCTCTTTACGTTTGGCTTGCGGACGTAGGTAAATATGGCCTTGGTGTCATGGGAGTCTATTGGGACAAAGAGGTTTCCCGGGTTTCTGAAATTGTCGAAGAAGAAGAAACCATCGAGGGCATTCCCACAGGCAAAAAACGAAAGGTTCGCCGGACCCAGGAGGTCACAAACTACGAAGGAAACCGGCTTTTCAACATCCGGCCCCAGGACTTTTTCCCGGACCCTCGCGTTCCTATTACCCGATTCCAGGATGGGGAATTTTGTGGTCGCCATCTCGAAGTTGGCTGGAACACCCTTTTACAGGGCGAAGCCAATGCCCGGTATTTCAACATTGCAAACCTGAAGGATCGGATTAAGAATTCTCGCGATGGTGCCCGAGATCGAGGCAGTAGCCAAGTCCCAATCCCTGAAAGTCAAACTCACGATTTCCTTAATGACATGGGCTATGTCAACATTGACGAAATGACAATCGAACTGGTTCCTTCCGTTTGGAAACTCGGGGCTTCGACCTTACCTGAGAAGTGGGTCTTTACGGTTGCTGATGACCACGTAGTGATCGGGGCGCAACCTCTTGGAGAACTCCATAACAAGTTTCCCTATGCCATTCTTAGTTACGAAATCAACGGTTACAGCCTTTACAACCGTTCTATGCTGGAACTCGCCCAGCCACTGAATAACGTCATGACCTGGCTTGTAAACACGCACTTCTATAACGTGCGCAAAGCCATGAACGACATGATCATTGTGAATCCCGAGCGGGTTGAAATGGCGGACCTTTTGGATCCCAACCCCGGTACCATGATCCGAACCAAAGCCGGGTTTGCCGATATCGATCCCAGGACTGTAGTAACCCAACTCAAAGTTACTGACGTTACCCAGAACCATCTTCGTGACCTAACCCTTATGATGGACCTGCTCCAACGCATGATGGGGGTAAACGATTCCATCATGGGGGCTGTAAATTCGGGCGGGCGAAAGAGTGCGACAGAGATTCGCACAAGCAGTACCTTCAGCATCAATCGCCTTAAAATGAATGCCGAATTCATGAGTGCCGTAGGGTTCCAACCCCTGGCCGCAATGCTCGTTCAATCGACCCAGCAACATTTCGATGAGGAAATGGAACTTAAGATTGCTGGCAACACCCCGGGCGAGCAAAAAACCATTAAGGCTTCGCCCGAATCCATTGCGGGCCAGTTTGATTTCGTTTCAGTTGATGGTACCTTCCCCATCGATCGCTTTGCCCAGGCCAATCTCTGGCGTCAAATCATGGTAGACATGGGCTCGAATCCCGAACTCGCGCAACGTTTCGATATCGGTAAGGTCTTTGAACACGTTCTCCAACTTCAAGGCATTAAGAACGTAGACTCTTTCAAGGTCCAGGTGGTACCTGATGCTCAAGCCAAGGCAATGGCCCAGGCCGGGCAAACCACACCTGTCCCTCAAAACCGGCAAGGTTCCCCAACTCAAGCCCCGCTTCCTCAACAACTCACGGGGGTAGGTCCAATTGGCTAGCCGTACTGAAACGCTTCGCGACGAAATTGATACCTTCCAGGCTCTGTGTGAACATCCTGGTTGGAAACTATTGGTCAAAATGGCACAAGGCCAAATGGACAATCGAATGCGAATTGTCATGACTTCGCCATTAACCGAAGGCCATACCATAGAGGCCCAGGAATTTCTGAAAGGAGAATATGCGGGACTTAATACTTTCGTTGGCTTGCCCGAAGCCTTGATTAAGAGTGCGAAACTCAAACTTGCTGATTTAAAGGGGAATGGAAATGGCGATTGAAACTGAAACTGAGGTTGTTGAAGAAACCGAGACCACTGAAGTCGGAACCACCGAGACTACGGAAACCGAAAACGAAACCGAACCTAGTGATTTTGATATCATAACCGATGCTATTCGTGGCGAGGAAAGCACCTCAATCGATCCCGTTAACGAGGAACCTGAGGAGCCCGTTGCTCCGCCCGAACCTGTCGCGGAGCCAGTTGCCGAAGAAGTTACCGAAACTCCTGCAGAGACTCCGACGGAACCCGTTGAAGAAACCCCTGCGGAACCTGTTGCAGAGATTGCGGTTGCCGAGCCAGCTTCCGTAGCCCCCGTCCCTGCAGAACCCGCAAGTGTGGAACCCACGAATGCCCCGGTTGAAACCCCAGAGGCATTCGAGACCCGGCGCCAGGAATGGGAAACTCAACAGCGAACCCAGCTCAATTCATTCTACTCCGAAGTCATTACCGATGAAAGAGTCGATGAATTCACTACTGATCCGCGAAAGGCTTTGGCCGCGATTCTGACCGAAGCTCACATGGCACAATTCCAATCCCTTCAACAGGGTTTTCAGGAGACACTTCCTGGATTCGTAGCCCAACAGGTTCAGCAACTTCAACAGGTTAAGGCCCAGGAGACTGCTTTCTTCGAACGCTGGCCTCAGCTTCGAGACCAAGACCAAAATCAACTAAAAGGAATCGCACAGGCCTACAACAACGCTAAGCCCCAGGCTAGTTTTGAAGAGGCTGTGGAAGAAGTCGGGCAGATGGCAATGCTGATTATGAAAGTTGCCCCGCCCGCCGCGCAAGTCGCGAAGCCAGTGGCGAAACCCAAGCCGAAACCAAAACCGGCTTTTCGCCCGACACAACCCGGCGGAGCGGCGGCTCCGAATGGACAACCAGAACTCAATGACTTCGGTACCTTTTTTGAAGAAGTACTGGGGGAGTGAGAATGTTAGTAACTTAATGGAGAATTGACGATGGCTGCAATTGCGGGACTGCGCGGAACTGGTGACTGGGCCGTAGACCAGCGCCCTAAGGATTTTGGCGAAACGATCCTTATGCTGAACCCTAACGGCAATGCGCCGCTGACGGGGTTTACCTCTAAGATGGCACGAAGTCGGGCACATGACCCGGAGTATAGCCATTGGGAGGAGAAACTCCAAACCGTTCGGGTTCAGATTAACAATGCCACTGGCTACACCGCCGGGGCGACCACCCTGGTGATTGACAGCACCACGGGCCTGGATGCCACGGACATTGCCCCGGGTGATGTTCTCTTGCACGAGCCCGCGCTCGAATCCTCCACCTTCACTGAAGAAATCATGACCGTTGCTTCGGTTACCAATGCCACGACTATTGTGGTAAACCGAGGCCAAGCGGGATCAACTGCCGTCGCACTTGCTGATAACGACAGTTTGACCAAGGTCGGCAACGCCTTCGGTGAGGGTACACTGGGTGCCGTGGCCTTGGGGCGAAACCCAACCAAGGTTGTGAACTACACCCAGATCTTTAAGACCGCAATGTCTTGGACTCGTACCGCTGGCCAGACTGATACCCGAACGGGTTCGACGGAAAAGACTGAAATGCGGCGCAAGACCTTCGAACATTCTGCCGCGATCGAATGGGCCTTTCTGTTTGGCAAAAAGTTTGAGGGGGTGGGCGCTAACCAGAAACCCATTCGTTACACCGGGGGACTCCGGTCTCACATTACCACGAATGCAACTGTGTTCACGGTAACGCCGACCCTGACCACTTTCCAGGACGCAATCAATCCCGTTTTTGACTATACCAGTACCGCCGGTGGAAACGAGCGTCTGCTGTTTGCAGGAAACGGGTTCATGAACAGTCTGAACCGTCTGGTCGAGGCTTCGCCCGGCACCCAGATTCGTTATTCCGATACCATCCAGGTATACGGGATGAATCTGACGAAGCTCATCCTCCCGAGCGGAACCCTGTTCTTCCGCACCCATCCCCTGTTGAACACACATTCTCGCTATACGAACTCGGCGTTCGTAATCGATCCGAGTGCTCTGACTTACAAGTTTCTGGAGGAAACCAAGTTGATGCGGAACATTCAACCCAACGATGCCGACTATGTAAAGCATCAGTGGATTTCGGAGATTGGGCTTCAGGTTCGGCACGAGGAGACCATGGCCTACCTTGGGAACTTCGTTGTATAAGGGCGTCCTTATCTTCGGATAAAGCACGTCCATTTGAGCGGGGTAGAGCTTTCCCCTTGGCTTTGCCCCGCTCAAAAAACAGAAAGGATTTTAAAATGGCAGTTACGAAACCTGTTGCGAAGCCTGTTGCGTCGTTGCAAAAGGTACGAGATGTTGCTGAAGCCATCTGGAACCAATATGATTTAGGGGAACTTCAATTCATTGTTAAAGACGGCGAAGCTAGTATCGATCTCTGTAAGGCAACGGGAGAACCTTTTATGGCTTCCGTAAAAACTGTTTTGTGTGATCTATTGGTTTCTCGCCTTGATTTTAAGTATGATGTAGTACTTAGTCGAGATTCCTTGTCGGTAACTCCCATCTTGAAATAACGATGTCCCTTTCTAGAAATTATCTTTTCTTACTTCTTGCCAGCTTGGGTTTTGTAGTTTTGAGTCTAGTCGTGTTGCTTGGTGGTGACTTTAACCTAAACCTTAAAGCTCAAACCCTTGCCGTTCATGGCCGTGCCCAGGAACAATTAGGCCACCTTGTCCAACTTGAAACTCGGGTCTCCAGACTTGAAAGGGAAACCAAGGATGCGCGTTAAAACCGGTAAGAATGGGGCTGTGTTTGCCAACATCAACCCGGCTATGATTCGCGTTATCACTGCTGCGGATTCGGTGTGGGAGGCCCAGTTGCGATTGGAACCCGTTATCACGTCGGGTACAGACGGCTACCATCGCCCGAAGTCAGGACGCCCTAGCCTCCACTATTCTGGTCGGGCTTTTGATCTTCGAACCTGGGATCGGGAGGGGCATCAACTCACTTATCCTGCGAAGACACGGCTTGCTAACGCCTTGAGAAACCATCTGGATTCCGATTTTGATGTCATTGTTGAGGATACCCACATTCATGTTGAATATGACCCGAAAGATTTGAAGTGACCCATCCCCCTGGATTGCCTCGCTCCACCCGTCCTTGGTATTGGGGCCTCCTTGCGGCGCTTATTGTTCCTGCCATGGTGGCGCTGGTCCAATACGGCTCCCTGGCCCATGCGATCGAGCGGAACGGGGCGGATATTCAGACCCTGTTGGTGGCCACCCGGGACCAGGGGGCACAGATCGCACGACTTGCCGAGGCCGTACAGACCCTCAAGCAGACTATGTGCCCGCTGTCGGCGTGTAGAAGTTTGGAATCCCGTATGAACAGCATGGAACGGAGGATCAAGTGATGTTCGGGGCACTAATCGGACCGGTATCGGACCTGCTGGGCAAAGTCCTAGAGCGCGCTGTACCCGACCCCGTTCAGCGCGCCGCCGCCAAGGCGGAACTCCTCAAGCTCCAGCAGGAAGGGGCCACCCGGGATCTGGAAACCCGCATGTCGGCCATCATCGCCGAGGCCAAGTCGAAGGATAAGTGGACCAGCCGGGCGCGCCCCGGGTTCCTCTACGTCATGTACGCCATGATCCTGGCCTCCATCCCCATCGGCTTTCTGGGGGCTTGGCGCCCCGACGTTGCGGCCAGTGTGGCCACCGGGATGCAAGCATGGCTTCAGGCCATTCCTGACGCCATGTGGGGGGTGTTCGGCGCGGGTTATCTGGGGTATGCAGGGATGCGGACGCTGGACAAGGCAAAAGGGAAATGAACACGGATAAATCAAAAAAGGAGTCTCGCCCGAAACTGTTCACGAAACAACTCCTTCCATACGATTGGCGTGAATCCGAAGTGAAGAGTTGGAAAGCACGCATCAATGCAGAATTGGCCATGGGGCCGATGGTGCCGCTTCAGTGAACACTCTCGCTCTCATCCTCGGATACGGCGTCATAACCTGTTTCGTTCTGGGACTTATCCTTTGTCTTTGGGGCTTTATTGTGTCCCGAGGGGGAACCAGTTTATGAATCCATTGCCCTGTGGCCCGTACGATTACCGAGGTCTTATCTGGCGTCCTATTTTTTGGTGGTGCGTAAGCTTCGCTGTCATCGGTAGGTGTTTCAGGATATTTTACGGATGACCCCCGGACAACATTGGGACGCGCAACTCTTAGACGTTGCCTGTCGAGTCGCATTCTATGGATCGTTTTTGATGGTGTTTGCCATCGTGATTTGGGTACAACGAAAACTCAAACAGAGAAAATCCCTTTAATACAAGGAAAAACAATGGCCATCAAGATCAACACCGCACTTCAGAACGCGTTACTGGACCGGACTCTCCGGGATCCGTCCGCCATCACCACCGGCATCTTTGACGGCGCCACGCTGGAGATCCGTGACGGCGCCCAGCCCGCCGACGCCAACCAGGTGGCCACCGGCACCCTGCTGGCGTCCATGATGCTGGCCACTCCGGCGTTCAACGTCGCGTCCAACGGCACCGCCGCCATCCCTGCGCAGATTCAGGACGCTGCCGCGAATGCGGCGGGTACTGCCACGTGGTGCCGCATTAAGAACGTGGGGGACACCATCCGTATTGACGGCGACGTGGGGGCCACGGCTTCCGGGGCGTTTCTGGAACTCTCCACCACCACCATCGTCTTGAACGGCGTGGTCACTGTGACCGCCCTTTCGTTGACCCATCCGGCGTAAAGGAGACCAGATGATTTTCCGCGTATTGGCCGCCGTTCTCCTTCTTTCCGCTCCCAGCTATGCGGCCAGTATCCAATGGCCGGGAGGGCATACTATCCAAGATGAAGGCGGTGCGCTTCCCGCGCGTCCGGCAATTAACTTCACCGGCTCTGCGGTTGCCTGTACCGATAACACTGGGGGATCGACTGACTGCGCCATCAATACTG